ATGGTGTAGAAAAGCGTGTCGATGCAGTAGAATCAGAGACTGCAATTAAGAAGTCCTCAGACCTTGGCGGGTCTCGGGAGTTAAAGATCCAAAAATCAAAATGGAATGGTTCTTTCCTCGGTTCAGTAAACGAACTATTTAAATAAAGGGTAGGTAAATAAATTATGAGCAATGAATTATTAGAAAAAGCAATAGCTGCCGATACGACAGCAACAGCAACATTCGCTTCAACAACTGGAGGAGAAGGAATTCACACAGGGTCAGAAAATGGCAATGGTGGTCTTCTTAATCCAGAACAATCAGCTCGATTCCTAGACTACATGTTCGATGCAACCGTAATTGGTAAAGTCGCACGTACCGTTAGAATGAAATCTGATACAACTGAAATTGATCGCATGGGCGTAGGCGAAAAGCTTATGAAGCTTGCGACAGAAGGAGATAACGCAAACAGTGGTAACGCTGCTGTGACATTCTCAAAAATTTCTTTGACAACAAAGAAGTTACGCCTAGATTGGGAACTTTCAACTGAGTCTCTAGAAGACAACATTGAGGGTGCAGATCTAGAAGATCATATTGCACGTCTGATGGCAACACAGGCTGGTAACGATATTGAAGATTTGGTTCTTAACGGAAACACATCTCTATCATCTGATCAACTTTACAAGGCATTCGACGGAACAGTTAAGCTTGCAAAAGCAAACGGTCACGTAGTAGATGCTGGTGGAGCTGCAATTACTCGTGCTGTATTTAACAGCGCTTTGAAGGCACTTCCACGTAAGTACAAGCAACGTCGTACAGACCTTCGCTTCTTGTCAGGTTCAAACTTGATTCAAGATTACTTATACTCAACTTCACAAAATATCCAAAACGTTAACCCACAAGATATTGCTTCTGGCATTATCCGTGGTGAGGTAGCACCTGTATCTGGCCCAGCTGGATACGTAGCTCCATACGCATTTGGTATTCCAATTGTTGAAGTTCCATTACTAAGTGAGACACAAACTGGCTCATACTCAGGAGCAACAGGATCACACGGTGACGTACACTTGACATTCCCAAATAACGTAGTTATTGGTATCAAGCGTGATGTAACTGTATACCGATTCTTCTGGCCAAAGAAGGACTCAATCGAGTACACAATGTATACTCGTGTTGGCGTTCAAATTGAGCAAGCAGATGCTTGGGTAGTAGTAAAGAACGTTAAGATTGCTTCCTAATTAGGAATTAATCTAAATAAAGGCCCCCAATTAATTTTGGGGGCTTTTCATTTGAATTTAGTAATGATATAATTAAATAACTAGACTAAGGAGAATATATGTCATTTGAGACATTAAAACTATCTGAGATTAAAAAAATAGCCGAAGACTTTGGCGTAGATATACAAGCACTAAAAAGTAAGAACGATATTATTGCAGCACTAGCTGAAGAAGGCGTAACTTGGTCAATATACCAAAAGACCATTAAAGACATAGAGGATGCTGCAGAAGAAATTGAAGTTTTACCAAGACTTAACGCTAAAAAGAATCAAGATAAAGATTCAGTTTTAGTTAGAATGGAAAGAGCAAATCATAGATACGACACTATGGGATTTACATTTACAAGTACACACCCATTTGTAGCAATGTCTGAAGATCAGGCTCAAGAAATTTTTAATAGGGAGGAAGGTTTTAGATTAGCCACACCAAAGGAAGTTCAAGACTTCTATAACTAATCTAAGCCCATAACATGGCCGAGATATACAAAGAGACAATAACGCCAGTAAAGACCAAAATATTTTGGGGTGGTGAAATTGTAAATGCTGATAATGATTTAGTACAAGCAGATGTTTATGATATAACCGAAGATCCAACGATCTCCCCAGCAATAAATCCAACAACTCAAATATCTACATCAACGGCTACTAAAATTGAAACTGATGACGGGTCGTATCAAGTAATTTTATCTTCATTCTACACCAGTAGAACTAGAAAATTAAAAATAGTGTGGAGATATCAGGTTGGTGGCTTGAATGGTCAGCATACAACATATGTTGATGTAGTAAGTCCATACGTTTCACTTGAAGAAATAATAGAAGATTTATCTTTAGGTTCCGATGCTAATGATCCAAACAATAAAACATACCATGAATTAAGAATGGCAGAAAAATATGCCAGAAAAATGGTTGAATATTATACTGGACAAAAGTTTTATTTGCACGATGATAAATTTACAATTATGGGAAACGATTCGGACACCCTGCCGCTTTCTTATAAAATAAATACCCTGCATACTTTACGTGCAAATGATCAATTATTAGTAGATAATTTAAATGACATTAATTATTTAGGATATACCCTAGAGCCTACAACAAGTGGATTTGGACTTAAATTAAACCAATCATCTTTTGTAGACAATACCGTATATGTTGCAAACGGAATGCTTCCTCCATCAATAAGCGATATAAACCCAAACATATTTAGAAGAGGACATTCTTATGATGTGTATGCAAGATTTGGTTGGGAAGATGTCCCAGATGATGTAGAGCAAGCAACAATTGAAATTATAAAATCGTATTTTGCTAAAGACCGAATGTGGAGAGATAGGTATGTAAATAAAATATCAACAACAGATTGGGATTTTCAGTATACATCAGACGCCTTCAGCGGAACTGGCTCTGCATATGCTGATAAATTACTTCTGGATTATGTTGTTACACAAATGGTAATAGTTTAATGTTTGATATTACAGACGGCTTTATGGCCATGGCTTTAGATGTATATAAACAGCAGGACGAGCAAGATGCCGATACTGGTGTTATTAAAAGACAGTTTATGTACTATAAAACAATGCCATGCCATGCCCGTGGTGTAATAAGCCAAAGCTCTGCAAGAAATATAGACAGACAAACATTTTCAAACAAGTATTCAAATGAACAATATATTGAAGTTAGAACAAAAGAAAAACTTACTCCAAGAGAAAAAATTGGAAATGTTCGTGACTCTGAGGGAAACTCAATATGGAACGAATTAGATTATCCACAAGAAACCCCAACAATATTTGAAGTAGTTGGAACAACTCCAATATCAGATCCATTTGGCAATATACTTGGATATAACAGCTCATTAAAGAGATCGGAGAATCAACAAATTGGAATCTAACGTAATGCTTCTCCAAGCTGCCTCTGGTCTTGAAAGACTAATGTATAATAAAAATCCCAAGGGTGCTATCAATGATAGCAACGTAGCCCAGATATCAGCAGCCCTATATTATCAGGCTAATGTAATATCCAAACTAAGCAATAGCAAAAAATTTAAAAATTCTTTTAAGAAGATAGTGTTTACTCAGATAGAAAAAGATTTTGGTAATTATATAGATGCTCAGGCAAGATCAAAGCCTAAATCATTTCACCATGTATATGAATGGAAAAAGTCTGGAAATAAAAATGCTAGATTATTTAAATTAACATCTATGGATTCTGAGGGTATATCATTTAAAATTGATTTTGAATTTATATTATCTAAATCATTGGTTCCATCATCAAATAGTAAACGTAGACATACATTTGCAATGAAAGCTTCTGTGATGGAGGCAGGAATGCCCCTTAAAATTGCTCCACGCCATTCTGAGAGGCTAGTATTTGAAGTTGATGGTAATACAGTGTTTATGCCCAAAGGGGCCTCAGTGACCGTTAAAAGGCCAGGAGGACCTAGTGTCAAAAATCAATTTACATTACAATATTCAAGATTCTTTAGTGGGGAATTAATAAATAACTCTATTAAAAAATCTGGGTTTAAAGAATTATTTAATTCAGAGTCATTAAAGGCTCTAAGAATTCCAGCTTTAATTAGAACAGTTAAATATTCATTTTCACCAAATTCAATTAGATCAATGGCGGACGCAGCATCAGAAAAAGCATTTGGAGGGTCAATGATATGACAGCTAATTTTAAATTAGACGCTATGCTAGAAGTAAGGAAATTCTTATGGTCAAAACTACTAGATGCAAAAATATTTGATGAGGATGATTATTATAGCGATAATGTAGGAAGCGCCATAGTTCCAATTATCCCAGTCCAGCAATCCCCAGAAATGAATCAATTTTTAAGTGGCAAGAAACATATGGTCTATGACAAGATAGGCCTTTCATATGAAGATAATTGGCTGATATGTTGTGAGCAAATCCTATTTACAGTCTATTCAACAGATGTGTCAGAGATCAATGAAATAAGAAACTTTATGACGGACCTATTCAGAAGAATGGATGACTCTGCTAGGGATATAAATCAATTTGGGTCTCTAAATAATAAATTCAAATTCCATAGTATTTTTATAGCAGACATATCACCTACAGAGCCATCCGAAGAGATACAGGGATTCCTTTCAACAGACATTATTCTAGAGGTCAAATATTCAAGAATAACAGACTCAGTAGGCCGATTTCTTTAGATTGCTTTAGGCCTCATAATGCCGTATTATAGGACATGAGGAAAGAAGCCTAGCCAGCTTAGATTTTAGATTTTAATATATATATATAGTAAAATATAGGAGGAAATAAACTATGGCACAATCCGTAGGTAATGCAAAAAATATTCTTGTTGGTGCATCTCCGTTGTTCTTGTCAACTATTGACGTAAACGATGCAGATTATATTGCTAACGCAGAAGCAGGTGTAGCAATTGCATCAGGTTCAGGCAATGCAGCAATCCCAGCTTTCGCAACAGGTGTATCGTACACAACTTCATTAAATAACGTAAATCAGGAAGCAGGTAAGTTTGGATATCGTAACGTTGGTTTTACCAACAACGGTCTTCAAATTACTTACAACCCAACATACGATTCAGTAACCGTTGACCAATTGCTAGATACAGCTAAGCTGTTCAAGTCTGCAATGGAGGTTATGATTGCAACAGAAATGTCAGAAGGTACTCTAGAAAATATCGTAGCGGTATTCGGACAATCAGCATCATCACTAACAACATCAGGTTCTGCAGACACAAAGAAAGATATTTTGGGTCTTGAGGCAGGTGCACTTGGTGCAGCTCCAACAGAGCGTCAATTGATTGCAG